TCCTTCCGATGTGCGTACCGTGCTGAAGAACAGGCAAGTCCTGGGCAACTCGTCAATTAAAAAGTACTTGGCCATGAAAAATGCAGTATGTTCCGATGGCCGTATCCACGGCATGCTTCAGTTTTACGGAGCCATGAGAAGCGGACGATGGGCGGGGCGTGTAGTGCAACTACAGAACCTCCCTCGTAATTACCTAGAAGATTTAGACACAGCCAGGGAAGTTCTTAAAAGTAGAGATGTAGAATTGCTAGACTTACTTTATGGAAACCCTGGTGATGTGATTAAGCAACTTATCCGTACTGCTCTCGTAGCAGAGGATGGGCACCGATTTATTGTAGCCGACTTCAGCGCTATTGAAGCCCGTGTTATCGCCTGGCTCGCTCACGAGCAGTGGCGCCAAGATGTATTCGCTCAAGGCGGAGACATCTATTGCGCTTCCGCATCCAGCATGTTCCACGTACCAGTCGAGAAGCACGGCGTAAATGGGCACCTTCGCCAAAAGGGTAAGGTTGCAGAATTGGCACTGGGCTATGGTGGTGGCGTAGGGGCCATGAAATCGATGGACTCAAAAGGGGAAATTCCAGAATCCGAACTTCCCGGTATCATCGAAGCATGGAGAAGAGCCAGTCCACGAATTACGAGATTTTGGAAAGATGCAGATACCGCAGCCAAGAAAGTCGTCAAGACTGGCGAACCCGTACGAATTAGGCAAGGTAATATTCGATTCTTTAAATCAAAAGGGTTTATGTTTATTGAGTTACCATCAGGGCGGAGGCTTGCCTACGCAAGACCTAGAATAGGCCTTAACCGGTTCGGCAGTGAATCGATTGAGTACGACGGCATGGATCAGGTTAAGAATACCTGGGGCAGAGTCGAAACCTACGGCGGAAAGCTCGTCGAAAACATTGTACAAGCCGTTGCAAGGGATTGCTTGGCCGCATCCATGCTAAGACTGGCCAAAGCTGGTTATAAGATTGTAGCCCATATCCATGACGAGGTGGTTATTGAAGCACCTATAGGTGAAGGTAGTTTAGATGAAGTCATAGACATTATGTGTAAACCTGAGCCCTGGAATGAGGGCCTTATATTAAATGCAGCGGGGTTTGAAAACCCGTATTATATGAAAGACTAGGAGGAAGTCATTATGATCAACAAAGAACAAATTAAACAACAACGCGAAGCCATTGATAGCTTATACGAATTAGTAAAAAACGCACCTGCTAGCGAACGTAAAGACTCCGCTATGGCGTACTGCGAAGGCTGTATCGCTGCTTGTGATTTGGGGCTAAAAGTACTCAATGGTAAAAAAGCAGAGCCCGCAAAGACTGAAGAAACGCCAACAATAGATGTCGCTCCTAAAGTAGAAGAGCAACCTGCTGAAAAACCTAAGCGTAAGCGTACTACTAAAAAGAAAGCTCCAGTAGAGGAAGTCCTTCCTGTTGAAGATGCTCCTGTAGTTGATGAAGAAGACGATTTAGACGATTTGTTATAAGAAAGAGGTTAGCGCCTTATGAAGGTATTATTTAGTTTGTCAGTCAAAAAGCTGTATGACCTAGTACGGCGCAAACAAGTGAACTCTTGGTCACCTGCTGTACATTACCACGTAGATTGCGGGCAATCCTTTGCCTGCTTGTGGCCTTCCGTGTCATCTGGTATGGGTAAAATCGTAGACCCCTATATGTCAAATGAGTTTTATTGCCCGCAATGCGGAGAACTCATTCATACAAATGATGATTGTGTTGCTGAGGTTTCGAGTAATGACAGTATTCCACTTGATATCGAACTTTCAATCATCGATAGGGGATCAATATTAGACGTTAAATTCGACTACCACACAATATACGTTGATAACGATATGCAGTCGATTTACCCCGGATACAAGCCACATCTTATCGACATATTGCGTTTTGATTTCAAGCAGGGAAAAGTATTCCTGGTTCAAAAGAAGCGTACCCGTGCCGATATAGTGTCTGAAATCGAACCTAACATATCGTGCTTTTACTCAAAGTCATTACCCTTACGATGGCTTGTGGCTACTCCCAATTGTCGATTAGCAGAGCATAAAAGCGAGCTAAAGACTTTTGCCAAAGTGCTAAAGGATGCCTATTTTACTAAGTTATCTAAAAAGGCGGGCTACAGAGTTAAGCCTATTAGGCAGGGTGTTTTGTTATCGGCCAAATATGGGGCGCTTGATAACTTACTCCATAACCTAATTTGGAAAATGCATGCACCGGATGCTCCTGCTCTTAACGATACATTAGTTAAAGACTACGACACCTATTTTAGACCTTTCGGTTCTGACAAGGTGGGCACTTTAAATATTACTGAACTAACAAGCACTGGTACCCCTTTTATTAAAGCTCTAATACAGCTTTATGAATTGCCGGATAAGCGCTGGGTTAGAAGACTGCTGTCAATACGTCCTTTCTTTTATGTGAAAGTAATTAAGACGGCCAGCAAGATATTCAAAAGCATGGATTATCAAAAAGCCTTTACAGACCTCGTAGCAGAGGAAGGTGGGGGCACAGGATATATTCAATCATGGCCAATATGGAATAGCGAACAGGCCTTGCTTATGTTTACAAAGTTCCTATCTATCATGATGCACCAATACGGTGAGCGGCGTACTCTACTGTTCATTAAAAATGCTGATTCCTATTCTGAAATTAAAGATACAGCTGATATGTATCTTAGATTATCACGAAGCAAGAAGAAGGAAGTTTGGGCTAGACGAATTCAGATTAAAGACCTGCACGACGAGATTGTGTGTTTATCTAAATTCGAAGACGCCGAAAACTTACCGGTGCAACAGAGTCTGCGTCATAAAAAGTTAGCAGATTCAGTTGAAGGCCTTACTTTCAACGTGATCAAATCAACGCACGGCATCATCCGATTAGGCGTGCAATTGAATAATTGCGTTGGTACTTACGTAGATAAGGTAAAAGCCGGAACGTGTGCTATCGTAGGCGTCTATAAAAGTGACAAGCCTGTTGCATGTATTGAAGTTAATCCTAACAAGGATACAGATAACTTCGTTGAAATACATCAGGCTAAGTTAAAAAATAACAGATGTGTTAGCGATAACCACGATGTCAATTATGCTGTATGCCAATGGGTTAAGAAGCATAAATTACAAGTACCGCAATTTATAAGAGACATCCAATTTGCGAAGGGAGGAGCGATGTAATATGGATACAAATATCATCATAGCTACGGGCAGAAATCGCTCCGCCCGTAGCTGGAAGTCTAAGAAAATGACTTGGAGTGCCTTGGCCAAGAAATTGGCCGAACCAACTGTAACCAATGAAACGGCTGCTGAATACGTCAAAATGCCTAAAGACGAAAAGGGCAGGCGGAAAGATGTAGGCGGTTTCGTAGGTGGTTATATCCCCAAAAATGGTAGACGGGTTAGAGGTGCCGTTAAGGAGCGATATTTGATTACCCTTGATGCGGATTCACCTAGCGAGGATTTTATTTCAAACCTTGATTTGGAACTAGGCGATATGGAATACGTGCTATACAGTACGCATAGCCACACACCTGATAATCCCCGATACCGCATTATCATCCCTACCGATAGAGTGATGACACCTGATGAATACCAGGCTGTATCAAGACGCATTGCTGATGATATTGGTATTGAATCTTTCGATTCCTCAACGCATCAAGCGGAGCGCCTTATGTATTGGCCTAGCCATCCTAAAGACGTTGAGTATGTATACCAACATAATGAGGGGAATCTTATTTCAGTTGATACGTATTTGAGTACCTACAGAGACTGGCGTGATACGAGCCTTTGGCCAACATCAAGTAAAGAATCTCAAATCAGACTTGATGCGGCCAAGAAGCAAGGTAATCCATTAGAGAAAAAAGGATTACTGGGCGCCTTTTGTAGATGCTATAGTATCACAGAAGCGATACATAAGTTTCTACCAAATGTCTATGCACCAACGCAGCACGAAGATCGTTACACGTATACAGAAGGCAGCTCAGTAGCTGGTCTTGTCATTTACGATAATGACACTTTTGCATACTCGAACCATGCAACTGACCCTATCAGTGGTAAGCTCGTCAATGCGTTCGACCTAGTACGAATTCACTTATTCGGTGCCGAAGATGCCGACGCGGATCCGCGCACCAAAGTAACAGACCTTCCGAGCTATAAGGCAATGCTTGATTTTGTTAATGAAGACGGCGCCGCACCTGTACTGCTTGATAAGGAACGTATGGCGGATATGGAGTTTGAGGATATCACGGACGAGGAAGAAGACTTCCTTGAAAAGCTCAAACGTGACCGCCGTGGTACACCTGAATCAGATGTATTCAACTGCTTAATTGTTCTTAAATATGACCCTACGTTAAAAGGTAAAATCCGTCTTGATGAATTCGCACACCGCCTAGTGGTGACTGATGATTTACCATGGCGTGGTAAAGATGAAACCCCGTACTGGACTGATACAGACGATGCGTGTTTACGTAATTACTTCGCTACGAAATACCTAATCAAAGGTAAAGGTATTATCGACGATGCTCTCCAGGAAGTAACACAAGCTAACAAATTCCATCCTGTGCGTGAGTACCTAACAGGCCTTACATGGGATGGTGAATGTAGAGTTGACACACTCTTTATCGATTATATCGGTGCTGAGGATACTGAATACATCAGGGCCGTTACTCGTAAATGGATGTGTGGCGCCGTAGCACGTGTTATGGTGCCTGGTATCAAGTTCGATACGGCGATTGTATTATACGGCTCTCAAGGTCTTGGTAAATCGTTAATCTTAGAACGCTTAGGCCGTAAATGGTTCAATAATTCGTTGGTTGATATCAAAACCAAAGATGCCCTTGAACAAATCCAGGGCTCTTGGATTAATGAACTCGCGGAACTCGCGCCCACCTACAAGAATGATAATGAAATTGTAAAAGCCTTTATTAGCCGTACATCCGACCGGTTCAGGTCACCCTATGGCAGACGCACCGAAGAGTACCCTCGCCAGTGTGTATTCGCGGGTTCTACTAATAATCTCATGTTCCTTAAAGACCGTACAGGTAACCGCCGATTCTGGCCAATCACAGGCGACAAAGATCGTAAGACGAAAAACGCCTGGGATATAACGCAAGATGACATCGACCAATTATGGGCGGAGGCTTACTATTACTGGTCTAACGGTGAATCCTTAGTACTCGAGGGAGACCTTGAGGAGGAAGCCCTAAGAATCCAATTATCACACACAGAAGGTGGTGAACTCGTAGGCCTCATTGAAGAATACCTTGATATGTTATTACCTGAGAACTGGGAGTCGCTAGATATCTTTGATAGACGCGATTATATCAGGAATTATGGCGATGACGATCATTGTGGTTCAGTGCAGCGGGAGCGGGTGTGTGCCCTTGAGATATGGTGTGAAGTGATGGAGGGGGACAGGAAGAACCTGCAGAACGCAAAGGCTAGGGAGATTACAGACATACTTCAGGCAATGCAAGGCTGGAGCCCTTATACAAAGGGAACTGGAAAAGCACGTTTTGGCAGGCTTTACGGCCCACAGAGGGCGTTTGTAAGGGAAGGTACAGACC